TAGGGTCAAAGCTTCCTTCAAAGGCAGTGTAGTCTGTAGCAAAATAAGTGGAGTCAGCCATGTATAGCTTGTCGCGGGTATACTTCGCACGCTCATCAAGCGGTTTATTTTTGACAAAATAGTGGCCCTTCTCGCCATTGAAAAGCTCTTTTTCAATCGCGTGAAATAAAGGACCGCTGAATGCCTTAAATGCGTCTGTGCGCGAGTTAATCCAACGAGCATGCTTATATTCTGGGTAAGATTCCTTCTTAATGAATGACTTGTTTCGAAGGTCACGTTCACTCACCCAGTCAACAGCAGCTTCACTAATTTGCCGTTTTCGCCATTCGGGGTAGTGGCTCTCTGACAACCAGTGGTCCACAGAAAGGTCTGTCTCTGCGTCCAAAGGTTTCAGGTGCGCTCTTATCCAGACCCGGACAAAACCACGGAAGCGCCGCAGTAAAGCCGTGTCTATAGGTGGGGTCTCTCTCAACCATCGCTTGCGAGCACCAAGCTCGCTCGTCTTACTGTCGTGCTGACAAGGGTAACAAGGCGCAATACCACGCACTTCGAAACCCAAGCTTCTGGCAATTAATTCGTCGTTGACTGGTCCATCAATGGGGTCAACCCTCGATTTCTTCTTATTCTTGCCAGGCACTTCCAGCAGAGCGTCCACGTCCGCGTAGCGATAACCGCGGACGTAGACAGCGTTTTTACGCCTCAAACGGTGGTGAGGCCGGTGGCGTTTCCCGCCACCGCCCTCGCGCGACGCAAATGCAAAAACATTGCAATCGTGCCTCTCCTCAACTCGGATTGCTCATCAGCAGGGATGTTTATGCCTCCAACGGAACGAAGGCATTCAAAGAGCATGCGACGAATCTTCTCGTCAGGTTCATCATCAAGGTCAAATTTGCTGGTCAAATGGTTCAACAAACCTTGTTCAAAAATGATAGGTGTGGGAACCATGTGGGTGCTCAGCATCATCGTGGTTGAGCGCAACGCTGCAACCTGACGACACTTCATGACCTTGAGTTGAATGCTGCGGTGATCGCGCAATGTGCGTCCCGAACAAGGATCAACCCAAGTGCCATAGTCAACAGCAGGGACGCTGGTAGGCCAAGCACTGGGTTCAGGGACGACTTCCTCTTCAGCATCTAGCTCCTTGACTTGTTCGGTTAGGACTGAAGTAACGGCTGGGTATCCGTTAATCTTGAGCCAAGTCCGAATAGTCAATGAAGCTATTCTCCTGCCAATCCATTCTGCCAAACTGTCATTGTACCGATGTGCCCCGTGCATGACATAGCCTTTTGGGATCCATGCTCCGAATGTCCCGCGTTGGTTCTCAGGGCCGACCAACGTACTATGGAACAAATCCAAGACTGTCACACATTCAATGAGGACATCTAGGACGAAGCGCATGAAAAAGGCCATGACCGGTAGGCAAACATAACGGTACAGTGGGGGAAGTATGACCACAAACACAGCAAAGGCGACAAAGCATTCTGACATGAACACATAGTCAAAGCCAAACATAAACGCAAACATGAGCATAGTTTGCACTGCAATAGCCAAGCAAATTGAACGAAAGCGGTTCATTTTAACTACGGCTGTATGGTTGTGTTTGTGAGTCAAGGCTGGAAGGGTCCGTCCACTGGGCCCCCTCATGTACTCTACGCACAGAGGTTGGACGCTTCGAAGTCCAGGTTCCCAGTTTCTGGCTACACACTCAGCCCCCCCTTGCCTTGGGACTAAGTGGATGCGCTAGCAAACAGGTCGTTTGCTTACTGCTACAGCAGGAAATAGCCACATTCTAAATGGTTGGTGTAAATCTGCCAATGTGAACAGTAAGAAAATGTTCATCATAACGAACGATACGATAATTGTTGGTGTTCTTAAAGCTGTCATTTCACT